GTGTCATGATTAACCCTCGTACAAAATGTTGATTGAACCAGCATCAAAGGTATCAGTACCGTTGACGGTGGTTATGCGGACTCTGTCAAGAACTCCAGAAAGGCTTATGTATCCTGACGTAGTCATATTTGCAGTTGAATTAGTTGCACTTGTTGTGCCATTTGCGACCCAAATATTTGATGAGTGATTATTCAGTTGAATTGCGCCGCCGATTAAGTCTGCGGCTGCGGCTTGAAATATCCCAAAGCCAGTTGTGTAGTTTCCTGTTGCTCCAGACGAAGCACCAAATCTTGTTCCTGATGAAGCATAGCCCGTACTTGTTACTGATCCGGCCCCAATTTGAATAAGTATTGAGCTTGTTCCGCTAGTAGATACACCACTAAACATCACAGTAACACGCTTTACCCACGCTGGCAAAGCTGTGAAATCAACCGCAGTACCAGAAGTGGATGCAACCGCTGTACCTTGAGTAATCCTCTGCATCTGCGCCCGTGACGCATTGCTATCAGTCGCATAGAACTGACCGTTGTATTCAATCTGCCCTGCGGCGGCTGGACTTGTCAGCGTGTTAGAAGTTAAAACAAGTATTGACATGATTATCCTTCGTAGAGAATGTTTACTGAGCCAGCGTCAAAGGTGTCTGTGCTTGTCGATGTGATACGAACAGCAGTTAAAACTGCGCCTAATGAAACATCACCACCGCCAACATTAATAGTTGTTGTTGATTTTTTACCCGCATGATTAGCTACCCAAGAATTACCTGTAATATTAACTATAGTCATAATTCCTGAAAAAATTTGTCCGGCACCATCTGTCTTAATGTTAAATCCAGATGTTACGTTTGCGGTAGCAGAAGTTGTATCTATGCCAGCACTAGTTGAAAGATACCCAGATGTCGTATATGTAGGCGTACCGCCAGTACCTAACTGAACCAAAATATTTGCTGTTGCGCTTAAGGAAGTGCCTTGAAATACCACGCTAATCCGCTTCACCCATGACGGGATGCTTGTAAAGTCAATTGAAGTACCTGATGTAGATGCAACAGCAGTAGCCCTTGTATTCATGGAGATGGTTGCAGTACCCGCTTGCAAGGTCAGCGTATTTGATCCTGCAACGGCGGGGGCAGAAATTGTTACCGTACCGCTGGTGTCGCCTGTTAAAACAAGTGAACTCATATGATTCCTTTACAGAACAACCCAACGACTACCGCTGGAAACTGTGACCGATTGACCAGATGCAATAGTGATTGGCCCTGCTGACATTCCTGAACTACCTGTTGCAATGGTATAACTTGCAGCCACAGTTTGGCTGTTTACATAAATACCATTGCTTGCGCTGACAACTGTGGCAGTAACTGCTCCTGCACTAAAGTTTCCAGATGCGTCGCGTTGAACAATAGCACTTGCTGTGTTTGCGCTTGTTGCAGTTGTCCAAGTTGGTGGCGCATCGCCAGCCGAAGTCAGAACTTGACCTGATGTTCCGTATGCTGTTCCTGTTGCGCCAAAAGATACGCCACCATTGGAGGTGATACGCATACGCTCGGCAGAGTTGGTGTAAAACACCATTGGGCGTGTACCAGCACTATTGATATAAGAAGCGGCGTTGTTTGCGTTAATGTAAAAATTTAATGTGCCCGCAGACGCTATTTCTAAAGCAGCGTAATTAGCCGCTGTTGCTGTGTTTACAGTAAGCGCAGTGCTGCTGCTAGAAAGGTTTGGCGAAGTAGTACCAATACCCACATTACCGCTGGAAGGCTGAATAACAACATCTTTTGTTCCTGTTCCTGAATAATTAGGATTGATAATAAAATTACCACGAGAATTGCCAATTCCTAACCATGCGGCTTCTCCAGCATTCAAACCATAATTACCTGCGGATGTAGCTAAAGCAAATACGCTTGTTATTGAGTTTGTATTTGGTTCAGTATCTGCGTTTGATAACGAAATATTTGGTGCAGAACCAGTAACTGCCAATCCATTGCCAGCAGAAACAGAACCAACTTGTAATTTTCTTACTGGCGAACTCGTACCTATACCAACATTACCGCCGTATGCTTGAATAGCCAAATCAGCAGATGCCGCGCCGCCGTTGTAATTAACAGCTTGAATATAAGGCTGGCTTCCATTATTTGTTGCGCCTATAGCTAGCGTATAACCGCTGGAAGAATTAGCTCTTACAGAAAATCCAGCGTTTGTATTAGAAGTTGCTAAACTTGATGCTTGTTGACCAGCAGTCCCAACAACAGAAAGTCTTATGTTTGTGCCTTCTGTTGCTGGCGAAGTAGTACCTATACCCACATTACCACTGGAGTCGATACGCATTGTTTCTGTCGAATTTGTGCCAAAGCGCAACGCATACGCCCCAACTGTATACAAATATGCGCCGCCAGTAGATGTGGAATAAAGCGAAGAAACTCCACCGTTAGCAGTAGAGCCAACAGTTATATTAAAAAGCCCATTATTGGATTGCACATACGATTGAGCGTATGACCCCGCTCCAGCATCGGAGTTGTAAATGTATAAACTTTTTGCTCCTGCAATTGCTGATGTAATTGATACATTACCGCTGGAGTCGATACGCATACGTTCTGCGTTGTTGGTATAAAACGCCATTGGATGGTTAGTTGTAGTTCCCAATGTGCCATTTGCACTGCCAGTGTTATATAAAATGGTATTTACCGTCCCGTCATTAACAGCAATACCTTGGTTTGTGCTTGATAAAACCGTTAAACGTGTAGTTGGCGAACTAGTACCTATACCCACATTACCGCTGGCATCTTGGTTTACGGATTTACCCGCCGGGTATGTGACAAACACATCTTTTGTACCAGCGCTGAAATTCACTGCGCTACCTGCGTTGCTGGAAGCCAGCACAGTTGTCCGGGCCAGTGTTGTACCTGCGGAAGTGTATGTACCAATACCCACTTCCCATTCAGATGTACCCTGACCTGCAATGACGTAATATGTTGTGTTGCCGTTACCTACAACAGCAAAAGATTGAAAGCCTGTGGCGGCTCCGCCAAGCGTGACTGTGCCTGTACCAGTAGTGGTAGTAGTTTCCCGAACGCGATCAGCTAAAACTAATGCCATGTCTCACCTTTATGTTGTCGCAATGTCCGTCCAAGTGGTCGGACTGCTATCGTCGATTGTTGCCCACCCTGCGGATTCCGCCGTATCAATCGTTGCCCACCCTGCCGTCTGAGATGCGTCTATTGTCGCCCAAGTTACGGTTTCTGAGTCATCTATTGTGGCCCAATTTGCAGTCTGGCTGTCGTCAATAAGCTCCCACAGGAACCGGGCAAACATGATGTCCGAAGCAGTAATTGACTCTTGAATATCCGCTACGAACTGCGCAGCCGCCGTCATTGAGTCCGTGGCGCTTGTTGTTTCCGTCACGCTCACTGCAAAGTCCACCGCTAACGCCATCGTATCGGTCGCCGTGGATGTCTCCGTGACACTTGCTAGGAACGATACCCTGCCAACAACCGAGTCCGTAGCCGTGGACGTTTCACTGACATTTGCAAGGAAGGCAAACGAGCTTGACACCTCATCCGTAGCCGTTGCTGTTTCTGCAATCCGAGACAGGTATGTCGGTACTGACGAAGTTGTGTCTGTAGCTGTAGCCGTCTCCGCTACGTTTGTAGCAAAAGTCTGGACGGCTGAATCTGAATCCGTGGCTGTTGCTGTTTCTGTGACCGCCACGGGAAATGTGGCTGCTGATGAAATTGAATCTGTTGCTGTTGCCGTCTCTACCACCGGAGCATTAAACGTGCTGGTAACTACAGTGTCTGCATCAGTTGCAGTTGCCGTCTCCACTACTGGAGCATTGAACGTACTTGATGCTACCGCATCAGAGTCTGTGGCAGTCGCTGTTTCTGATATTGATGCTAAAAAGACATTCCCGCCAAGCGACGAAAATGGGGCTTGTGAGAATGCTGATAAGCCAAACACTCGTCATACCCCGCTCATATCAAGCTGCTACCAGATCAGCTTCAGCAAACCAACGCTGCTGAGTATGACCATCAACATCAGTCCACTCAACCAAGCAGAAGACATTGCCATCTTCATCCATGCGCATAGCCAACACCGGGCCTTGTGGAACTACGGCGGTCAGCTTTACGGTATCGCCTTTTTTAAATGTTGCCATGATTAACCTGCCAGACTGAGTGTGTAAGTTACGTTGAGTGTGTCGCCTGAAACGACGCTACGATCACCGGGGGATGTGAAGTCAGATGCGGAGTACAAAGTACCCGCAGTACCACTCTTGGTACTGCTGCTAGTCAAGAACGCGCCGCCAACAGTTGAAGTTGCATTGATACTGTAAACAGCCGGTGAAGCTGAGTTTGTCGCTACAGACGGGTTGGCTGTAGTAGGCGTGGCAAATGTACAAGCGGGACGGGTTGCTTGGCTGTAAGGAACGACTTCCGTCCAACCAGCGTGTGAAGACATGGTGTCGCCCGCAGCAGGGGTGTTTGACGCGCCTGCGCCGTACAAGCCAATGTACCAAGCAGCGGTGTACGCGCTACCAAGGAAGTACTTGTTGTTCATGTCTTGCAGGCCCACGTTAACGACCAGATTGGGACACTCGGCTTCCCACTTCAGGTTACCGTCTTTGTCAAAGCACTGCATGTGATAAACGCCTTTAGCTGCGGCTGTCTCGCCAGCACTCAATGCTTTGGTAAGTGCGCCGCCAACAATGTCGGCTGCTTTGGCTTTTTCTATGGATGACATTTATTGCTCCTTACGCAATGCGGATGATCGCTGATGTGTTTGACACAGCCGGAAACTGTACCGTAAATGTTGTTGTCGAAGTCTTGTCTGCACCAAAGTCCAAAACACAGACCGCAGGATTGCCGCCCCCGCTTTGATAAATCAACGCGCCACGCGCTGTCAAGGCTGATGTCCATACGGCATTGTTGAACGAAATGTATGCCGTATTACCCGAGTTACCTACCGTCGGAGCCTGTGCAATCGTAAGAGCAAGACCACCAGCCGTGTACCCTGAAGCCACAACTTCACCCGAAGACGTATAAGCCGTGGTAGCGGCATCAAGAGAGGCTGCATTAGTGTACAGAGCCATGTAGAACGTACCGGACGTAAAGTTGTACGTCCCGTTCATCAGCCCTGTTTTGAATGCGTTGCACGCCCAGTTTCCTGTAAAGGCCATTACGTCACCGCCTGTCTAAATTGCCCAGACCGGTAAGCGTCCTGACGCTCCATGCCATCGCCCAGACGTTTTGCCAGAGCCAAGGCTTCTTTATACTTCATGTCATACCCAGCAATGATGTCCATCTCACCCTTCATAAAGGTATATGCTTCCACCAAGGATCCATATAACAATACTGAGTCAAAGTTATCGCCAAGCCATGTTTGGCCTGAAGATGCAGTGGTGATTGATTCTGGGTAATAGTAATAATGCAGTTCGACGTTGTATGCGGCATCTGGGGTTGGGCCAATGATAAAGCTCAACTCATTCGTCACCACAGGTGTAGCACCTGATGTAGTGGTTGGGCCAAACAGTGCATAGTACTTTGGAGTTGCTGTATCTGTTGCCTTGGGGTATGCCTGACGAATGAAGTTCACATCCTTGTTTAAGAGAAACTCTTGTCCATCAGTTGTTTCAACCGCCATTGAGTAGACAGATAAGAAGTCCCCGGGGCATGATAAGTACTTGTTACCAAGCGTTGTAACCCCTGTCACATTCTTGCGAATAGAAGGAAACTGAACTGAGTTGTATATACGTTGTTCAGCCTGCGTGATAAACATGTTGATCTGCGTAGTTGCAGAAACCGTGCTTCCACTTGCAAGGTATACATCGGGGAACTGATTCTCCGTGTATGACTGAATCGTGTTATACAACGTCGTATAGTTCATGCCATCGGGCCTCTAGACATCACGCCTTTGGTAGCTGCGCCAGTACCACGCATTTTGATGCC